CACAAGTTACGAAGTAAATCGCGCCACCCAATTTGCCACAATCGCACCTGGGATGCGCCCCTGCGCCACCTTGGCATCGCGGGCAAGATCGAGCCGCTTGCGCAGCTTGACCTGCCGCATCAGCAGGAAGATAGGCACGGTGGTCAGCCCGCGCCCGGTCTTGGACCGCGAGGCCACGCCGACCCCGCGGGTATTCAGCCGTCCTTCCGCCACCAGCAAGCTCGGCCCGTTGCGGCGATAGACAAACCGCAGCCGCAACCCACGCCGGCGTTCCCATTCGCCGGGCGTGATGCGCCCACCGCGCGCGGATTTGCCCGCGGCCGCTGTCGGGATTGCGAGCCAAAAGCCGTTCTGAGAGCGAATGAGCGGTCCTGTATCATGGGCGCCGACAACTACTGGCGCTTGCGACCAAACCAATGCAGCGGCATTCAGGCTGGGCTGGCCCTTGGGATACAGCTCCGAGCGGATGGTGCGTGCAAGCCGTTGGCCGAGGCCGGCCCCCGTGATTTGCGCACGCCAGGCCGTCTTGAGGCTGGTGCCCGCGTCACCCACGGCCTTTGTGACGGCCTTTTCACCTGCGGTGATTTCAGCAGCCATCAAGCCCGTCAAGTTGGGCACAACAGCGATATTCAGTTTCATGGTTTGTCCAATCACATCGGTTGGCTTGGTGCTGATGTTCAGACCGGCGTAAAGACTTGCCCTGTGTAAAAGTGTTCATAGGCACTGCCGATGTAATTCACAGGTGATCCGTCTTCCAAGCGAAACTCCCGGCTGGATTTCTGATCCGCCGCAGAGGCGCCAAAGCCCCATTCGATGACAAGCACCTCTTGGCCCTTTGCGCAAACACAGCGGATTTCTCGTAGCTTTTGGCGCATCAGGATTCACCTCTAACACAGGGTGCAATGAAACAAGGTGCAAGCGGACTGCGTCAATCTATCCCGTTCGCCTCGCGCGGTTCAAAAGTATTTCAAACACGCAAAAGAGCCTCGCAAATGATCTACTGCCCTGATCAAGCCTTCAAATGAAGCGACACAAACGCGACGATAGAGGTCAAAGATGTTTGACGGGTCAGGTGCAGATCATGCGCGCGCCCCTTCTTTAGCCCGTGACATCAGCATGCGGGTCAGGCCACCAGGGCAGCAGCTCTGCCGTCCAGACCAGCCGCTCGCGGTCGCGCTGCGGCGTGCCTTGCACCACAAAGACCTCACCTGCGATCTCGAAGCGATCCCCTGCGGCCAGTTCCGGACAATCGCTCACCTGGACGTCCAGAACCACACTGTCACTGACCAGGCGCGCCGCGCCAAACTCGACCACGCGGTCAGGACTGCGCCGCATCACGCGGATCGCCTCTTCCACACCGATGCCTGCCTGCTGGTAAAGGGCTGGGGTGGAAAGGTTCGGATCGGCAAAGAGCAGATCAAGTGCTGCAACGAAGGCCGTCATGCCTGAACAGCCTCAGTTGCTAGAGTGCAAACGGATCGCCAACCGCGGCCGCTTATTGACCGGCAGGATGGATGCCTCTGTCATCAAATCGATCCAACGCCCCTTGGCATCAACTTGCTGGCGGGCATAGAGCGGCAAGCCGACCGTATTTGCGGCCTCCAGCAGATTGGCGGGGCCGCCATAGGTCGTAAACGTATCGAAAGTGCCCAGCGGAAAGGCAATTCCCTCGCCCACACCAATAAAACGCTCTGTTGTGCCGTTCGACAGCGGCGCACGGCCGTTATACTCCTCGAACAAAAGGCCGCCAAAGGGAAAGGCCCGCCGCATGTCGTCTCTCAGCGGTTGCCCCCCCGAGGCAGAAAAGAATTTGTAGGCGTCTTCAGTTTTGGGATGGCTGATCAGCTTGTCAAAGAACTCTGAACTGACCAGTGCATGGGCGGTACTCATCGTCTCGCCCATGAGGTTGTCTTCGATTGCGCGCAGCACCGTTCGGATCTTGGCCTGGATGTTGCTGCCCGCTGTCCCAAAGGCAAAATCGACAGAGATTTGTTCAAGGCCAAACTCTGCAAAATAATCATAAAGCGTGCTGCCCGCGCCGTCCTTGACGATACCGCGCAGCGCATTCATCTCCATGTATTCGCGTGTCTGTGCGTGTTTGCGCCGCATCACTGTGAGCTTTTCGGTCATCACCTCGGTTAATGGGTCAGCCATGTCTGACATGCCAAGCGCAGGTACACCCTGGATATCTCCAGGAAGGATGATGTCATCATGCGGGATCCATGGCAGGCTAAAGCTGCGCATGGACCGCAACTCGCGTGTGCCCAACGTTGCCGGCGCACCCAGCGGAACCGATGGTAGAAGACTGAGTACGCCCTCACGCTGCTCGATGACAATAGAGCGCTGTGTGACGCCCTGGAAACGAAACAGGCCAAGCTGGCCAAGGCGGGTGTAGAGGTTGGGCAGGATATTGATGGCCTGCGTCATCTCGGCGAGCGAATAGCCGCCCGCGTCAAACGGGTTGCGGGTGATGGTCATGGGGAAACTCCGGAGAATGAGGGGTGAGGCTTGCAAGCGCGATGGTGAGAGGGTCGATCTGTCGGATCAGGCGGTATCGCGTGGGATGATGCCCAGCGCTGTCAGCTGGCCATGCTTTGTCGCAATCTTCGCTGCATCATCTATGCTCGCGTCAAAAACGAGCGCTGCTTTTGAGACGATGGACGGGCCGCGGGCAAGAATGATGGCTGTGGCATCCGCTGTCGTTGCGTCTACTTCGTAGAGCAGGACGGCTGCCGCTGTTTGCGCGCCATCCGTACCACCAGAAGTCGCAAGCTTGTATTTGCCGCTGGCGGTAATCCGGCCGAGCACGGCGCCAACGGGATAGGTGGCGCCCGCCAGCAGGGTGATTGTTTCGCGGGTGAAGTTTGGGTTGAGCTCATATTTCAGCACATCGCCTATGCTGGGAGGCTTTCTGAGAACATTCATGTCGTGGATCCTTGTGGTCAGGAGATAAAAAGAAATCCCCCACCGGGGAGGAACGGCGGGGGATCAGGTGGCGGCGCAACAGGCTTTGAGCGTGCTTCAGTGCCTGCTGCCAGCTGAGGCAGCCTTCTTTGCGGCAGCCACAATCGGGCTTTCAGTGGGTTTGGGGAGAACGTGAGAGGCTGGCGCGGCGACGATATCGCGGGCATCAGCTGCAGTGGCTGCGCGTTGAAGCACCTGTGCGCGCAGAGCCTCGGGTGCTGTACCGTCACGAAGGGCTTTTGCTGCATCGATTGCAATACCAAGGCGCCCTGCTTGCGCCGCGATCTCGGCAATCTCTGCCGCGGCCTCGCGCAACTGCGCTGTGAGTGCTGCCAGATCGCCAGTCGCCGCGGCAACAGGTGCGGATGACGCAGATGGCGCGGGGGCCCTGTCAACTGACGATGCAACTGAAGAGGTCGGTGTCTTGCGCGCTGCAGGCGTGGTGCGTACCACCATGTCAATATCAGCGGCTGTCGTAGAAAGATCAGTATCATCTTGATCATCCAGCTTTGCATAATCGACATCCTCTGGCGGCGTGTTTTCAGGGTCAGGCGTATGAGCCATGGCGGTGTCCTTTCGGGTGATGGGTTGGGTGACTGATTGGCGGGCTGATGCAGTGGTTGAACGCGTCATCATGGAAACGGGCCGGCTTCCAACAGCCTGCCGAAAGGCGCTGAAGCCGCGTGTGAGATCGATGACTTCGTCAGCAAGACCTGCAGCCACAGCATCCGCCCCGCGATAGGTTGCGGCCTCGGTCGCCAGCGCTGCCTCTTGGCTAAGCCTGCCAGCGCGGCCGGCGGCGACGGTCTCGGCGAACAGAATGCGCAGCAGATCGATTTCGCGCTGGATATCGCCCTGCACCGCTTCGGGCAGCGGTGCGTAAGGATTGGCATCGACCTTATGCTGACCCGAATGGATTAGCGTTACGCGCATCCCATCCTGATCCAGCTGGCCGCTCAGATCAGCATGCATCACAACAACGCCGATGCTGCCGACCGCACCGGTGCGTGGCAGAAGTATGCGATCAGCTTGGCTGGCTAGCGCATAGCCTGCTGAGAATGCGTGTTCGGCCACAAAAGCCCAGACCGGCTTGCTGCCCCGAATAGCCCGAATGCGATCTGCCAAGTCAAAAACACCTGCGACCTCTCCGCCGAAGCTGTCGATGTCCAGCGCAATGCCGCGCACGGCCGGATCGTTTGCCGCAGCGTCGATCTGTGCCGCGATCCCTTCGTAGCTCGTCTGGCCTGAGGATTGGCCGATCCAGCTGCCTCGGTGGATGAGCATGCCCGCGATCTCGATCACGGCGATGCCATCTAAAATTGGATATGGCGCATCTCCATGTTGGCGCAGGCGCTCTGCAAGGTTCCCTGTAAGAATGCTAGCCCGGGCGGGCAGGGCGGTGGTGCTATCCAGCGCGCCATCGTATCCGGCCATCTCGAGCTGCCGCCCAAGGATGCGTGGCCCAAGGCCGGACAGAAACGCCATGGCTTTTGAGGGTTCAACAAGCAGCGGCGTGTTGAAGGCGCGCGCGGCAATGCGGGCGTGGAGCATCAGGATTGGTCCTCTTCAGTGCGCGACCGCGCTGTCACGTCATCGGCTGTGTCATCGCTGCCAACATTATCTTCGCTGTCGTCGTCGTTGACCGGCATCGCCTGTACGCCCTGTGCGGGAGAGCCCGGGCGGCGGAAATCAAGACCCAGCGTGCGCTCGCGGGCCCGTTCAGCAGCAATCTCGCGATCAACCTGTTCGGCGTCATAGCCGCGCTCGGCGATGGCCTGCGTGCGCGATTTCAGCCCAGCTTCGATCGAGGCGATTTCAGCATTGGCGTCCTTGAGCGGATCGACCCAATCCCATTTCGTGGGCAGCCAATCCGCAGTGAGTAGCTGCACGCGGTTGGCCTCATAGCCGGGCAGGGCGAGAGCACCGGAGAGCACGGCCGCATCCATCCATCGCGCATAAACAGGGCGGCAGAGCTGATAGACCATGACGGAATG